TCAGTTTCTGAGTTATACGTAAAACTAGCAGAGTACTCAGGATAACTTCCTGTAATAGGGGTTGCTGTGTTTAAAAGTGGTATTAAAGTGTTTATATCTGATTCGTTATAATTTACATTACTAGTTAAATATTTGAATTTATCTTTAGTCTCATCAAACGTAAAAGTTTGTCCTGCATTCTGTCTAGTCTTCATTGTTACTGTTGAGTTCAAAACAGGTAGTGTTCCAAAAGAAGAACTTCCTGTTTGCTCAGTGAATAAAGATACTCCATCTAATTCAAAAAGAACTGAATTTGTACTATAAGGACTTAAATCAGTCCCTAAAGACCATCTGTATCTACACGTTGTTGTCAAACTGACATCTCCTTCAAAGCTTATAACAATCTCTTTTACTGTTATTTGCGGTGATAAAGGACAATTAAAATCTATTTCAAGTGTAACAGGCTCTGCTACTGAAACAGGAGTAAGAGTTACTATTGCTTGAATTGGATAGCTGTTAGTTTTAGTAAATGACACAGCGCCATTTCCTATGACATCTTGATTAACTACATTAACGCCATCCCATTCAATAGATATATTTAAGGCGTTATCAACTTCATAATCGAATGATACAACTCCTATAATTTCACTTAAATCAACTGAAACGGTATAAGCCTCCGTTAAATCAGACATAATTAAAGTATATCCACAATTTCTTTCGTTTGGTGGCTTAGGTATTTTTCTTGAGTTAGAAGATAAAACAAATTCATTCATATATGGATCAAATCCGCCTAACTTTTGAGTCTCAAAAGAATCAACGAATAAATCTCTAAACCAAGTTCTCATACCAGTTTCAGAAATCACTCCTAATGAGCCTCCTTGGTCACCTTTAGAGCCACCTCCTTTTAACTGAATCACAGAACTTCTTTTTGCATCTGTAAAAAACACATCAGTTCCATAAGTTGAAAAGCTCTCAGGATTATTACTAATTCCGAACTCTTCTATTCTAGAAAGCTGAGTTCCTAATACTTCAGGTATAGATGTTATAGCTCCACCTGCTGCTGCATCAGATAATAAATTCTTCCCCACAAGTAGAGATGATATTTTGTCTTCTTGTAAAACTAAAATATCTGTTTGTCTAGCGTGCATTACCCTTATAGCTCCGTAAGATGTTTCAAGAGTTTTAAAGTTAGCTAACGCTAAGTTAAATTGGTTTAATTTATTTAAATTAGTTTCTTGGTTATAAACCCCACTATATGTAACGTCTCCAAACCTATTGGATTCTTTGTATTGTTCTTCAGATACAGCGGTTACTTTATCACCTAAATTTAATGTAGGCTTTATTAAAGCATCTAAAACAGTATTACTTTCTACTCCATTTCCAAAAGTAAAACAATTAAAAAATGATAAGTCTACAATAGCTGGTAATGATATAGTTTGATTTTGGTCTGCCTCAGCATTACCTGATAAATGGAATCCATCTACTATATCAAATGTTTGTTCATTTTCGTAATATAATTCGTTATCTGAATCTAATGGCTCTGTTTCAAATACCATCAAAGATGTAGATCTATTAACTTCCAAGCCAATGTTACCATAAGAATTTCTTTTATTAGGAGATGCGCATGATGGTGTACCATTTCTAAAAGAAAAGTATTGCTTTCCTGTTACTGAATCTTCTTGGAAAAATATAACGTTTTGTCCTGCGCCTCCTGGTGCAGTAATAGGGCCAGAGTATGGGTTAAGATTCACAGGGTATGGATATATTTGACTGTCAAATGTTACAGTATTAACCGTGCTATCTGTCCCTGGTGATGTTCCGTTTGTTAAATCAATATTATCTCCCTGTATAAAATCGTATAAGCTATCATAGTCATTACCTGATGTAAACCTCTTGTCGTAGCTATAAGTACGGCTTCCACATTTCTTTCCTCTTTTATGTCTTTTAGCTCCTATTCTAATTCTAACAATACTTCCTGCAGGAATGCTAAAAGGAGTGTATTCTAATTCTCCTGGATCTCCATAATCAGGATTTTCAATATTCGCACCTAGAACTGCTATGCAGCCACTTCCTTTGCAATTTCCACCTCTTTGAATAAAAGAATTTTCTGGGTAGTTAGCAGCAAACCCATTTGGCTTTATCTGCATATATGTTCCTCCAAATTGACCACATGTTCCTTTTATAACAGCACCACTTGAGTCCTTCTCGCAAAGGAAATCATCTGTCTCTGTACCAAATCCTAAAACTTTTGTTTTGGCACAGTTTAAAACAGGGCCATTAGTGTCAGATTTAACATATAATACTCCATTATCCTTTACCTTATCTCTATTATCTCCTTCAAGTTTAAAGTACGTAATACCTGTTTCTTCTTCTTGAAAGAAGATGTTGGAATAAATAGTTCTGTAAAGTCCTTTAGATTCTTTAATTACAAATTTATACTTAGTTGCCCAGTAAGGTGGGTAATTATTAACCTGTACTCTTATATTATTTTTTGTTATAGAATTTTGACATGAAACATATAGAGTGTTATCTGTATCGACTAAAGCGGTAGTACTTCTTCCATAATTATCCATATAAACTACAGCTATCTCATAATCTCTATTACTATGTAAAGATTGTTTTGAAGAGTCTTTAGCGTACAACCCCGTTGAATCTATTGATTTAAGGTACTCATATGCAAATATACCTGTTGGTGTTGCAGGGCTTTGAGTTTGGTCATATTTTTCAAATTTAAGTGCAGGTAAAGTAAATCCTATTACATCACTCCCTTGAGCTGATTCAATTAAAATACCCTGAGGTGTTGCCGATATACCAAAACCTACTGTTTGCCATTCGTTTTTTGAACTAATCCCACAATTAAAAAGATCTGTTAGGCTTATTCCTGAAGTACAGTTTGTAGTGCAAAAATTAAAACAACTAGAGTCATTTATCGCAACAAAGTTGCTAACTGCTGCTATAAATTCTAAACTAGTAGCCAAAGCGTAAACACTTGGGTAGTCTTGCTGTATATTAAAAAGAAAGGTTCTATTAAAAGAGTTTTCAGGCTCTGTACCATCTACATATGATGGGTCACCACTAAATTGAGAATGTTCAAATTCAAATATAACACCTATTTGAGAGCCTGATATTAAATCTAATCCACCAAAATCTATTGATACTTTTGCGTTAGTAACAGGGACATTTCCATTAATAGTATAATTAACTGACTCTTGAACTCCATCAATTTCTTCTGCAACAAGATCTTCTGTAATTAATGATAAATCATAGTCTAAATAAATATCTTTACCTTGACTATTCTCAATATTATAACCATCTACATAGTTACCATACATTAACCTATTACCCATAATAGTTTGAGCCTGTGCTTTTTTAGGCACGTTATCAAACAATCTTAATAGCTGAGCTTCAGGGAGTGTTGTAAATATTTTTTTGTTCGTAAAAGATAATGTTCTGTCAACGTTATCAAGCCAGCCTTCATTAGCTTTATTGAATCTTTCTATTACATTAACAGTTTGACTTGTGCTAAATTTAAAAATAACATCAATATCTTTTACGTTTCTTCCTCCAGTATCGAAAGTTATATCTGTTGTGTTAAACACATTCAGCATGGCGTCATTATCATATGTTTGATAATTCATACTAAATGGCCCTGGAGTAAAAGCAACTTGGCTAAATGGAGAAAGAGCAGAATACTCACCATCCTCATACTGCCATCTATATGCAAAACTCAATAAAATTTCTTCCATATAATTCTCTCCACCTCCAAGTGAATAATTATCTAGGATAGGAGCATTTAATGGTGGTGCTAAAATAACACCAATATCTTATTCTGTTACATTGTCAATTGTAGTTATCGCATCTGGTCGTAAATAAGTTCTGTTTATATTAATTTTCCTAGGAGGGTTTAAATTGTCTGTAAAAAATAAAAGGTCTCCAATTATGTTAATACCATTTACTAAAAAATCTTTATCGAAATTCAATATAGACGTAGATATAACATGGTAAAATAAAACAAATGTTCTAGTATTATATGATACTATCAAATCTACTTTTCCTGTTGATGAATTAGGATTTTTTTCATCGTGAACAAACCAATATATAGTTTCATTTGAACCATCTTCAAAAGCACCAATGCATCTAGCTTCTGTGCTTAAAATTGCATTTTTAAATTCTAATTCTATAAGAAGTTCATTTCCCTTTGAATTTTCTACAGCTCCCATTTCAGATCCTTCTGTAGAACCTAAACGGATATTTAATGCGTCTATATATTGCCCTTGAGGAACTAGTCTCTCATCAAGGCTTTTATTCATTTTACCTGAAATAAAGTTTTTTTGAATTTTAGCCATATTATTTTATCCACTTATTTTGCCCTCTTAGATTCATTAATAATCTACCAGGGTGTATATTGCTTAATCTTATCTTTGCATTCCTTAAAAGGGCTGATTTCTCTTTTCTAGCTCTATTTATTATGTATTCTTGAATACCATATTTACTCTGAAGTATTACAAATTTCATATAAGAATAAATAAACTCCTCAAATAGCTTGTTTACGCTAATTTCTGAATCTATACCATTTTCCATACCATCTGAAACATACTCTAAAACACAAAACTCTCCTGCCATGTCAGAACTAAAGTTTATTACTCCTGATTTTTTGTTTATTTTAAATGTAGGATTTGCATTTGCTGTCTCTGTATTTAAACCATATCTTGCTCCAACAGGATATTCAAAGTACCATGAACCATTGTCCTGATAACCTTCTTGTCCATTATATTGGCTTTGCTTATTTAGATATATGCTTTTTTTTCCACCTGTTATTCTATTAATATCTAATGTTGAGTGTTCAGGTTTTAAAACATTTCCGTCTTGGTCGAATAAAATCCTGCAATTATTGTCCTGTAAATATGCACTACTCCAATTAGTCTGAATATTTTCAGTTAATGGAAATAATGTTCCACCTTTGTACATTGATATTCTAACCCAATTAACGTAGTCCTTTGGTAATACAAATCTTAATGTATCACAAACCTCTAATTCAAGTATCTTAATTTCTTTTAAAGAGTCATAGTTTAATTCTTGTATCGCTCTTTTTGCATGAAATATAATATTATATCTTTCAACGTTATTGATTAGTTTATCGTTTCCAACATACATAACCATAAAGTTATTTACTATATCATTTAAAGATACGTATTGATATGACCCCCAATTAGCATCTTCAGGTGTGTTTCCATTATTTTCGTAATACTGATAGTCTGTTATATATGCCATGTCTTATCCTTCTTGTTGTGTTGATTGAGTTTCTTCTGATTGACCAAAATCCGTTAAAGCCACTTCTCTTATTGATACACCTGCATACTGTAATATTTTATTTACAAGATTTGGCTGATCGGATAAAGGTAGTTCAAAATCCTGATAATCTATCGCTGTTTCATCGAAACTAGGTTCGCCTCCTGTTATAATATTTAAATATGTCCAATTTGGATCCTTAGGGTATCTAATATACTGAGAAACAAGTGTTCCTGCTGTAGTTATAGTATCTGGATAAACTGTAATAGTATTTCCTGAGTTAATATTATTTGCCCCACCTAACACATATGCTGGAAATGAAAGCCCAGGTGTGGTTAATGGCGATGAGTTTAAGTAAAATATTTTATTTTGAGAGACTCTTTCAACCTCTGTTATGCCTTTTGTAGTAACAATACTATAATTAGAACCTATGAAAGTGCCATTAAAGAAATCATTAGTTGATATTGTTAATTGAGTTTCGCTATCTACACTTACTACAAAAGAGCTTCCTCCTGAATACGTATCCCCTCCTGTAGTGTTTGTTATCAATTGACCTGATGTAACTCCGTATGTTAAGAAAGATGCGCTTGAATCTATTAAAATATTACCCGTTGAATCAGCTGTTATTGTTCCTGTTGTTGTAATATTTGGATAATAATTAATTTTATCAATTAAGTAATAGTCTTCGGGTAAATCAAATAAATTTATACCTGTATTTATTAACCCCTTTGTAGATGAAAAACTATCTATTACTTCGGCTATTCCTTTTACTAAATTAGCATAACCCTCTCCTGAAACTCTAGCGTTTTGTTTTACAATTTGAGAATTATATTGGTAAAAATAATCTTCAAAAATATCTAATTGCGCTTGCTTTGCGTATAAATTAAAATCATTAGGCGTTATATACCCAAAGTTGTTTTTATTTGCAATAGAAAGAACAGTTGCTCTTACTGTATTTATTAAGCTCATACTATTTAATCTTTTTTACAAATATACAAAAAAAGGAGCTTCATTTTTTATGAAACTCCTTTTAAGAATAAGCTTATTTTTTTTATTGGTTATAGCTTATCTTCCAATATTCTTAATACTTCTATTCCGTCATCACTTTGAAGAAATGATGCTAGTATAAATAAAGGGTCTTCACCATAAGGAACTGTAAGTAGCTTCCTTTTATTTCCTTTTAAGTTATAATAAACATCTTTGTTATTTTTTAATTGTAATAAATTTTCGCTAAAAAATTTAGCACATTTGTTTTGAAGAGATAATAAAGGATCATTAATAGACTCCAAGAAATCTTTAGGATATCTACTTGCAAATAATCTCACATCACGCTTTAATTCAGCTGATGTCATTTTCTCAACTCTTACACCAATTACAACTCTAGCTATTGTTTCTAACATTTCAATATCTAACTCCTTAGCTGCTATCATAGCCTCTAAAGCTAAATCCATACTATCAACATCTAGAGAAGCATCTCTTTCTTTATCAACTTCGGCAAACGTGTTTCCGTTACCAGGATGATGTGCTAAAAAAGTTTGTAATATTTGGTTTTCTTTTGGTACTTGTAAAAATCCATCTTCAAAAATAATTGGCTCTAAGATTACATTTCCATCTTGCTCATCTTCAAAAATACTTTTTTGATTTTTAGCATAACGCATAGATCTGTTCTGTCCAGTCTCTTCGTCAAAATATAATAATGAACTTCTTTTTGTATTCCTTGATGGAATCGTGTAGCTCAATGGAGCTTTGTCTCTGGTAAGTTTGTAACTTTTGTTTACAAAAGCTTCTTTCTTTTTTTTCATTTGATTTCGATTTAATTTTAATAAAAGTAATAATTACCCTCGTCGATATAACGAGGGTAATATTACATAATAATCTTGTATCTTATTTAAAGATAAAGAAGTTGTTAGCACCTAAAGTACATAAAGCTCTTTCAGATAAGAAGTTTACTTCCATAGCATCTAAGCTAGAAGTTGCTGCTCCACCTGCTGAACCTGTAATCCAAGTCTTATAACGTCTGTCTTCTGTTTCAGAAGCTCTATAACGAACGTGTAAGAATGGTCTTTTAGCATTTTTACCTAACACTTGGTCATATACTGTTGTAGAACCTGCAGGTACTAATACCCCATT